CTTCCATCTTGAACTGATGCTTGAACTATAAAGTCAGAACTATTTTTATTTATGGTTTGCCAAGTAGATAATATCATTATAGTTTCCTAATAATAACTTGATAAAAATATGTAGATTTTACTATAATTTCAATATCATTTTTATAATCTTCTAAAAACATATCAATCCCTTTAGCAGTATGTTCCCAACCAATACATACTCCATCTTGATTAAAACAATAATCATCAAAAATAATATATCCTCCTTTTTTAACTTTTTCTAAAGCCATAACACCATCCTTATATACATATTCAATCTCGTGATTTCCATCAACAAATATTATATCAAAAAATTCATTCTCAAAAGTAGGAACAATATTTTCTGATAATCCTCTATAAACTTTAAATTTTTGTAATGAACCAGATTTTTGAATATTTTTATTAAATGTTTTCCATCCTTTTTCTTGTTGTCCTTTATATTCATCGTAACCATCATAGTCCATCCAAGGATCTACACAATAAATTTCAGAATTTGGATGTTTACCATATGATTTAGAAAAGTCAATAACATTTCCTCCATCAGATACTCCAATTTCTAAATATTTAATTGGTATATCTAAAATAGGTATATATTCTGACCAATATTTTGAACAATCTTTATTGTAGTATCTTCCTTCAAAGTTTGGAATAGAAGAAGTATTTTTATTACGTACCCAAGCTAATTTAGAAGACATTTATATTTTAATCACAATTGAAATTGCATTCACAAACTCAATTGTGGGTTATATTTACCCGTTCAAGTTAGTTCACCACCACACTAACAAAATATAAACACCAACACCAGTTGTGCGTTTAGTTGGAGTATGCAAGACCTCCCATACCAGACATCACTCGCAAGACGTTGTAGTTCAAGGCATACACACGCACTTGAGCAGTTCGTGATCCAGTAACAGTGTTGAGCGAAACAGTGAGCTGGAGAGTAGCCTTATCAATACGAGAGAAGTTGCAGGTTCCAGATGGTTGGTGCTCCTCTGGTCGAAGGGCGAAGGAGTACACGTTGACACCAGTGGATGGGGTACGAGAGTGGTGTTGGAATGGCTGCACCTTGTCGAAGTAAGCACCTTCACGCTCAGTGAATCGGTCTTGTCCGTTGAGTTGGAGCTTGGCGACTTCAACAGGGTTCTTACCTTCGCATCGGACACCAGAATCCAAGATGACCTTGGCGAGGAGGTAGTTGACTCCAGACTCGAATTCACCAGAACCAGTCAAGTCATAAGAATCAGCACCAACCAAGCTGGACATGTTAGTAGCATCTCCTCCAAGTGGGGCAGTAGCGTTGGAAGCACCGATAGAAGTTGCATTCACAGTTGCACCAGTAGAGGTTGATTGAGTCAAGAGAGAAGTGATGATACCGTCAGTGGAGAAGTCATCGGAGTAGTTGAATGGCTGGGCTCCACCGACAGATGCAAGCCAGGCAGAAGTAGAGCAGTCAACGAACGAGTCACGTTGGACAACCCAGAAGAGCTCCTTGACTGGGTGGTTGAAGTTCAACTGGATCTTGTTGGAAGAAGAAGTGATGGACTCAGCACCAGTGAATTGGACCTGCTCAATGAGGTACTCATGTGATTGTTGGGCGAATCGTCGTCGCTCCTCAGTGTCCAAGTAGACGTAGTCGACGTACAAGGAAGCAGCTGCAAGGGATTGGGCTCCGGCAGCATATGGAACACCGACAGTGGTTTCGGCATATTGGCAGTTTTGCCAGGTCTCGAAGTCGACGTTGATACGGACTTCGTGGTATTGGAGGGCAATCAAAGGAATAGCAACACCAGGATTTCGGCAGAACCAGAATTGGAGAGGAATGTAGAGGGTCTTGGCCGGGGTTCCCTGTCGAGGCAAGCAAGAGATGGTAGTCTCAGTGGATGAGCAAGTAGCATCCAAAGCAATACCAGTTCCACGCTTGGTCAAGACCAAATCGTGGGTGTTACCAATGATAGCGTCAAGGGCCTTGACGTTACCGGCATCAACAGTGAGCTGAGTCCAGATTTGCATCCAGTCTCCGTATTGTCGGTCAATTCGTTGACCTCCAATCTCAACCTCAACCTGCTTGATCAATCGGTGACCAATGTAGTTCAACCAACGGAAACCAGATCCAGTGTTAGTAAGACCTGTGATGGATGAGCCCGATCCAAGAGTGATCTGGGGCAATACAACTTGCAAGTATGTCTTGTACATTAAATCAGCATTACGATTGATAACGGCAGTCACACGCTTGTTGAAGTCAGCCTGTCCGTTGAAGGTAACTTCAATGGACTCAACAGCGAAGTTGGTGTGTCTCTTGTAGAGAATCTTCCAGAAGGTAATTTGAGGATTACCAGAAATGTAAATATCTTGAGCACCATAGCTCACTAATTGCATTAAACCCATAAACCCATGTAAGTGTTATCTTACACTTTTAAGCTCTCCTCAAATGTTATATGACATTAACACTTGATTCCTCTTAAAAATCTCCTTTCGGAGCGGATGGACTATATCTTAGGCTTTCGCCCACCGACATTTAGTCTCTTAACTGCATCCATTGTCTTTCGACTTTAGGACTTGGCTGCGGATTATCCCTATTTACAACATTTTTACCATGCCCATAAGTTTCCCTATGGTTCCACAATCTCTTTTTCAAGGATTGGGTGGTAGTTGTAACCTGACAGGACCTTCCTGCAATTTGACGGTGTTGCCCCATATGTGTCATAGGACTAGCATTGACTTTAACAATACTTTTGAAGGCAGTTGTAATGCTACTGTTTACCTCCCATTTTGTTGTTATACTTAACTCCAAGAAAAAAAAATTTACTCACTAGGGCGCGGTTTAATCCCTACGAGATAAAATATTTTTACTCATCTCATTTATAAAATTATTTCTATGATATACAGCTGTATTTAGGTCTTTACACCACAATCGTTTGGAATAATCACTTCTATTTATTCTTATCATAAACCCATTTTTATATTTTGTTATGTATAATTCATTTGTAGTAGTATTTGATTTCCAAGCTTGGAGTTTTCTATTAAGATTATTATCTAATTGAGTAACCCATCTTAAATTCTCAACTTTATTATTAGTTTTATTATTATCTATATGATCTACTTGATTATTTTCATTATCAGGCGGTCCTAAGAAATATAATGCAACTAATCTATGAATATAAAACCAAATCTTTTTTCTATCTCCTAATTTTCTTAATCCAATTTGATAATAGCCATCTCTATCAAGTTTTTTACATAATATTTTTGAAGTTTTATTATTCCTAATTTCACCACAATCGCTTATATCATATCTACCATCTAATTCAGATATAGATTTCCACATTGTATATACTGTATCAGTACTGTAGTTTTTAAAATCCATTTTTATTCAGTATGAACGAGCAACTTACACCTATAAATCTTAATTCTAAAAATGAAGGTCTATGCGGTTACATGCAATGAAGAGCGTATGGTAAGATTAAGAAAAGCAGCAGAACCTTTAAATTTAGAAATAGTAGCAGTTCAATCCCCACTTTATACTGAAGAAGAAGTTCAAAGAAGAGGTAAAACATGTTTTGAAAGAGGAACATCGTATCCTACTGGAATGGCTGCTACACTTGGACATATTCGTGCGATGCAAACATTCGTAGATTCTGGAGAAGAGTTTGCAATGATTGTAGAAGACGATGTTCGATTTCATAAAAACTTTAATGAATACATGAAAACGTTAGAAAATTATATGAAAACTCATAATATCGATATATTATCATTAGGATTTTGTAGTATACCAGTTTCATATGGAATCACTGAATATTTTGATGATATTGAAATTTTAGAAAATGTAAATCTTTCAAATCCTTGGGGAGCACAGTGTTATATAATAAGACATTCTTATGCAAAATACTTCACAGAGTTATTTTCAGTAGACGATGTTTCAATTCCTTACCAAAACCATTTTGTAACAGATTGGGTAATTTTTGATCCAGTGTTAGGATGTAAACGTTCTACATTAATGGCTCCAATTGTAGTAGAGTCTCCAGATGAACAAACTATTGCAGGAAGTGTTAATAAGCCTGATATGTTTACGATAGCAACAAGGGATAACTTTTACTTATAAATTAGTTTTCTTTTGGAATCATAACATTTGCTTCTACATACATAGCATACCACATTCTTTCACACATATAGACATACACAATATGATCAGGCAATAATCGAAAAATACGATCATAATAATCTTTTGAATATTTATGTATTAATTCTTTATCTATTTTGAACATCGCTGAAAAGAAGTAAGGTGTAACGCATTCTTCTTTATAAGGGACTTCAAAAAATTCATGTAATCGTTTTCTTACAGAATCAAACCCTAAATAATCAGTCATATAACTGATAACTACATCTAATCCTTCATCATCATAATATTTCGGATAAACATCTACAAACCTTTCATTAAAATGCATAATGTTGTATTCAAATCCTTCAAAAGTTCTTCTTGTAACATCTCTTACAGATTGAGGCGGTATTCTTTTACTGTATTCGATAGTAAGTGGTTGAAAAGAAGGCATTTTTTCAATTACAGATGGATCTAAGAATTCAATTATTTTTTCATGGTGTTCAAAAGGATCTCCTTGTAAGAATATTACTGAATCTGGAAGATTTTCGTAATTTTGTAAAATGTACCAAATATACGTATGTGCTTCTCTACCATTTATATCATTTGGTATACATACTGTATTTCGGTCATCTATTGGATCACCTTTATTAACAATTAAATAGGGTATTTTTAATTTTGATACCCAACTTATATCTTCGTTATATCTTGCAATAACTGCTAATATATTAGTAGAACCCATCTTATTAATATGTTTATTACAGCAAAAAAAGATGATTTTTATTTATAATTTAGTATGTTATTAAATAAGCAGATATTTATACTTTGGTTACAAGGTTGGGATAATGCACCTTGGTTACAAAAACAAGCTGCAAAATCTTGGGAAATAAATAATCCGGAATGGAAAATTGAATACATTGATTTCAATAATTTAAAAGATTATGTATCAGATATAGATTACATCTATGATGAAACCAAAAATATCACACCACAAGCAAAAAGTGATATCATACGATTAAGTTTATTAAAAAAATATGGAGGTATTTGGGCGGATGCAACTTTGTTATGCATGCAGCCGCTAGATAATTGGATAGAAGATGCGTTAGAACCGTATGGATTTTGGATGTATCGTGGAGGTGGAGGTGGACAGATGTCTAACAAAGAAGGGTGTGCTGCTTGGTTCATAATTTCAGAAAAAGATAACTATTTGATCACAGAATGGAAAAATAAATGTGACGAATATTGGAATAATCACGATACTCCACACATATATTATTGGGTTGATTCCTTGTTCAAAGAAAAATTTGAAACAGACGAGAAATTTAAAACAGAATGGTTAAAAATTAAATCTATATGTTGTGACGATGAAGGTCAGCCACATTGTTTAGAAAAATATGGACTTGGTAACAATGATCCAGAGATAAAAACTCTTTTAACAGAAAAACCTCCTTATGTTTTAAAATTATGGAATTATTGGAATGAAACATTTCCAGATACAGAAACCGAAGAATGTAAGAATTCAAACGGGTATCATGCAATTGAAATGTCTAAACGAAAATATAATTATAAACATGAATTGAATTGTTGAAGATTAAATATGTAATACCAAGAACGTTCTATAAAATGAGCTAATTCTGAACTATTTGTTTGTAATTGTGAAATGATTGATTTATAATAGTCTTTACTTCTTGATAATATTGCTTCTTTTCTTACAGAAAAAATAGCAGCCCAGTAGATGTATATTGGAGTAGTATCCAAATTTATTTCTGAATTAACAAATTTATTAAACCATACATTTCCAGGAAATTCACACGGTTCTAATTTTGATGAACTCCATTCATGTATTCTATAATCATCACTTATATACGTTTTAAATAATTTTAAGTCTGTGTTTTTACTAGAAAATTCATTTGGTTGTAAATTTAAAAAGTAAGATACATCATGAGAATAATGATCTCTAATATTTCCCTGTGTGAAAAATACTATATCTGGTAGACTATCATATCTATCTATTATATATGTTAAATAAGTATGTGGTTCTCTTCCAATATTTGGAAGAATATGCAAATTACATGTTATTCTAGGAGGATTTCCTTTCGAATATATATGAAGTGAATTTCCTTGATTTTTATTTAACCATTCTACATCTTCATTATAATGTGCTACTACTATTTCAGTAGTATCTATCTTAGTAAAATGTTCATCAAAATAGTTCAAAGCATTTGCAATTGCTTCATCCATATTGAAATATTTGTAATTGGCTAATCTTCCT